AGCTTTCTTGCTTCGACAATAGCATGAGCGAGTTCGATGTTCTTATTAAGAGCTTCATTTAGCTCGTTCTTTAGAACTTCATTCTCTTCTGCCATTGCAGACAATACATCTACTTTCTCTTCTGGAATGTCGATGTAATGCTGTTCGAATACATTCTTCAAGCTGGAAATAAATTCTTCTGCAATTTCTGTCTTTAGACCAGATTCAATTGCAACTTCATTTTCCTTGACCCACTCTTCAGCCATGTAGCTGAGGTATGCATCAACTTGCTCTTCGAGTTCTGCCTTGATTTCTTCAAGCGACTCTTGAGCTGCGTTTAGAATTTCTTCTTCCATTTCTTCAACAACCTGTACTGCACGAGCAATAACGGCTGATTCAAAAATGGTTGTTACTTTTTCTTTATATTCTTCTGAAAGATCTTCGCCATTGAAAAGAGCATCCATGTCTTCTTTCATGCCAGCCATGTGCTTCATCTTTTCTTTCATCCAATGGTGCTTGGCTTTCTTAGCTTCTAGAATTTCTTCTTCTGTAAGCTCAACATCTTCAAAGTCTTCTTCAGAAATCATTTCTTCAGTTTCAGAAGTTTCTAATTCAACTTCTTCTGACTTCGTTGGATGAGCATAACCATGACCAGCTGTATCTGGATGATCATTTAGATCTTCTGCATTTTTCATATATTTTACTGCAGTATCCTGAACCTGTGGAGGAAGTTTCTTCATCTTCTCACTGGTTTCGGATGAAGGAGCGACGCCTGGTGGGGTTGCTTGCGAACGATTCTTCGCAGCGACTTCTCCGACGTGAGATCCTTCTGGATTTTCCCAAGTTGCGCCGCCAAGGTCTTCGACCTCAGCTGACATCTTGTGCATTGGTTCTGATGGGGCTGATTTTCTTGTTGCATTTAGAACGTCAGCGGCAGCTTCGGCTAGTGTACGGACTGTCATGAGTAAACTCCTTAGTTATATGTTTATTTATAAAATTACAATTTTGAGAGGAAGTTCTCAAATTGACGTATCTGAATTTCTTCCAACTGTCTGCGTTTTGCGTTGATAATAGTTTTCTTCATTTCATTAATTTCAATTTCTTTGACTAAACCATTATCCCAAACCCACTCTTTACCTTCCATAATACCCTGAACGAATGCTCCTGGTGCGCTAGGGTCTGCGACGATGTCGGCTGCTGTGGCAAGATAAAAATCAGGTTGCACATAGTTGACACCATTACGAATCTCTAGTGAACCCATACCTCTTGATGAAACTCCGAGCTGTGCACCGCCTTCCATAAGGCTTTTGGCAATCTTACCCATTGGTGTTTCTAAAATCTTTGCTTTACCATGAAAGCGGTTTTCTCTCTGTTCTAATTTTACAATCAGATGAGAAACACGATCTAAATTAATTGTTGGAGAGTCTGGATGACCCAATTCTCCAAAGGCACGATTCTTGAGAACATATTCTTCGTTGTAACGCTTTACTTCGTTAGCAAGAATTTTTGTTTCGTAAATACGACCATTCTTATTCTTTTCATCAGCTACAAGAAACGGACCTTCGATATAGAGTTGTTTGACTCCATTCTTATCTTCAGTCATGTACTTGACTTCATGAATTGTTTCTGTGATTAATTTCATTTCTTTTTACTCTTTTTAATTGGTGGTTGCATTCCAGCTGAGCCAGTACGATTTCCACCAAATTGTATTGCGAATCCTGTTGCTGCTTCTTTAACCTGTCTTTTAAACTCTTTAAACTTTTTCATAGTCCCAATGATGACCTGCGTTTCATTGATCTGCTACGCTTTAATACTATGCGAGCCATCTTAGCTCTGCGCTTTAGTTTGCCGCGACGCTGACCAATCTTACGATGCAATCTTTCTGCTGGAGAAATTCTTTTTAGAGTTCCACCATGAAATGTATAACCTTTCGTTCTAGAAACTTTCTTTCTTCTTTGTACAGTCAGTTTTCCACCAACCGTGCGAACTCTGGCTTTAATAATACGATATCTACCGCTTATTTTTTTGGATTCAGAAATGAATGTACTAAAAGATTTCATTATGGTCTGTATGTCATGTCGTTGTAAGCAATAAACGCATTAGCATAACCAGCTTCTTTATTTAATGTTAATACGAAATTATAAGTATCATTATCATTATAATTGATTACTCGAAGACCGATATTTCCAGTTGGAGCTGGAGCATTATTCGTAATGTACTTATCAAATACACCGCCGCTACCAAAACCACCAAAATTCATAATTGGAGTATTTGCTGATGCATCTTCCCAATACAATTGGACTACACCAGGACCTGTACTATAGCCAGATGAATAGTATTCAATTTTTGAAATTGAAACCATACACTTTTTTGAAGTATTTGCAAAACGTAAAGAAGAAGTATTAACAATCATCGTATTAGCATTAGTTATTGCGTTATACACACCAGTAATTTTAACGATTGTAGTTTGAGCTCCGTCTTGCAGTATTTGTACTTCTGGATTATTTACTGACATCTTTTAATTCCTATTGTTCGGAGACGACAAAGTCTACTATCTTTTTAAAATCTTTCGGATTACCGCTAACAAATTTAGACAACCCTTGTCTATTTTCAGCTGATAAATCTTCATGTTTGTATAAGTCTAAAATCTTTTTCGCTATAGCTGGGGGAACTGGCACACTAGCACCATTCTCAAAATTAACATCTCCATTCTGAGAAGATACTGCTATATTTTGTAATTTCTTAATAATTGATTCATCTAAGTTATTTAATTTAAATTCTTCAGTAGCATAAGAAATTTCTTTATTTTTTCCTCCAAATTTTCCAGGAAAATAAGGAACGCTTACATCAAGTTCGAGCTTGTCGTTACGGTACAAAGCAATTCGTTGTCCATTTGGAAATGTGCGAATTGCTTTCCTTCTCAACAAGAGCATAGGTGGAGGGTCTGGCAGCTTACCTTGCTCGTTCCCTTTCGGCGTTCCTTTTTTTCTTATTTCTGAAAACTTTTTCATTCATTAATCTTTCTTGTGGCTCTTCATGCCTTTGTTCTTCATTGACCATGCAAGTGCCCATGGGTTATCAATACCCTTGTGCTTTTTCATTGCCTTTACAGTTCCTTCCCAACCAGGAGGAGCTTTTTCTTCCATATGTTTCTTATCTTGTTTTTTGTCCATTTCTGACTTTTCCCACTCAGCGTGAGTCATGCCATACTTCTTTTCCATTTTCTTATCTTCTTTTTCATCTTCTTCAGAATCTTCATACTTTTTTTGTTTTTTTGATTCTTCTTTCATTGAGCGAAGTATTTCAAAGTCTTGCTTATCAAGTTTACCGTTGTGGTTCTTGTCAAGCTTTTTCTGCTTAGCTGAAAGTTCTTTTTCTTCTTTCATATCAGAACATCCGCAAGCCTTGCTCGTTTTACCACAATCATCACACATTTTTTCTTCGTGTTTTTTCTTTTCTGAGATTAACTCTCTAATTTGTGATAATGTTTTCATTTACTTGCTTGCCTTAGGAACAATTCCTTTTACAGTTTTTGATGCTGCTGGCCAAACTGGCTTCTTGCTTAAAATTGGTGAAGACATTCCACACTCTTCAACCTGCTCGACTTCTTCTTTTACTCGTTCGTAAGCACGCGTCATACTTCTAATTGCCCTATCTCTTACTTCGGGACTACGACCTTTAGGAGATTCCCAATGCTGTTCACTAGTTGGACCTTCAAACTTCTTGTATGATCCATGATTATGATGGACAGCAATATAATGAGGACCTTTTATACCATGAGCCTTATTTCCTGTAGGAGAATAATGCACGGTTCCAATCTTACGTCCTCGAGGAGTTTTAACTACAATTGGATTACTTTCTGTACCATGATCACTTGCTGCTTCATCCATCTGCTCGACTTCTTCTGTATTGAAGAAATTCTGAGCAACTTCAAACTTCTTTGCTTCTAAAGCCTCGCCGACTTTAGCTGCTAATGTTTGAGTAAAGATTTCTTTAAAATCTGCTGCATTTTTGGTTTCGGCGAATTCAGTAAATGTGCTCATTTTTATGTTCCTGTTCCTGTTTTAATTAGTTGGGATACTTTCTTATTTATATTCTGATCATCTTGCGGACCAGCAGAATTCTGTTGTTGATCATCACCAGCACCAGGTTGTCCTGCCATAGGATCCTGAGGCATTGTCGGATTTCCTCTAGGTGGATTTGATTCAGATTCTTTCTGCTCTTCTTCCATCTGAGTTTCCATTCTCTCAATATCATCAGCATGCATATTAAGGATGTTCTCTTGAACCCAACGCTTTGAGTAAAACATACCAATATATGGCTGTACTGCCTGCAGCGTTTGAATTCTGTTCTGTATTAGCTCTGCGTCTTTTAGTTCAGTAAAGTTATTGTCTTTGATAAAATCGTAGTGTACATACTGTTTAAACTGACCCCATTCTTCAAGAGTACAAATACCCTTAAGAGCCAATTGACGTGCCATTAGTTCATCGAATAAAATCGAGAATCTTGAACGGAGCTTATCAATGAATTTGTCGAACTTTAACTCTTCACGAGTAATTTCATTGGTACGACCTAATGAGAATCCACTTTGGGATTCAAGTCTTCCGACAGGAACACTTAATGACTTATACAATTTCTTTTCAAAGTAATTGACGTCATCCATCTGCCCGAGGTTCTGACCAGCTGGAAGTGTTGTAATTTCTGTTGACTTACCTTCGCCGCGACGTGGCATCCAGAAGTCTTCCAGCATCGACATGTGCTTACGATCGTCACGAATTTCACCAGTGCCTGAATCATAGACTAGTTTATTTCTAAACTTAGTCATAATGTCTTTTAGATACTGTTCAGCCTTCATACGTGGCATGTTGCCTACGTCGACATAGAACACACGACGTTCAGGTGCACGGGAAACTCGGTAGATAACCGTAGCATCTTCAACATAACGCAATTGGTTCATTGGGCGAATTGCCTTATGAACATATGATAGTACAGTTGACTTTGCTGGATCGAATAGACCTGAAGTTAGATAAACAACAGAATCTTCTGAAAGTTTAGTTCCACCAGAATAGTTGCCTAGAATCTGGGGAGCTTGTACGTTATTGTTGACGACCTTTTCATTATACAAATAGAATGTATCAATCTTATCAATAACTTCAATCCCGTTTTCTTTCTTCTTTGAAATGTTACGAATCTTGCGGATACGTCTTGGGTCAATATTAATCAATTGCTGAATACCAGCTCTAGGATTAGCTGGATCAATTACTAAATTATAATAGAGACGTCCGTCAATATACCAACGACGAAAAATATCAGAGCCAAAATTACTAAAGTCTAGAAGACGAGTAATTTCACTAAACTCTTCACGAATCATCTTTTTGATTTTTTCTGGCTGATCTAACTGATCAGTAACAATCTTTACTGTCTCAGCTCTTTCATCATGTACAATTGCTTCGTTCACAATGTCTTCAATAGCAGACTCAATTTCTGGCTGCATTGACATTGTACGATATTTAGTGATTAGGTCGACTTCTGTTCTATACGAACCATCTAAGTCAACATAGATGCCATAATGGGCACCTGTCTGAATATTAATTGCACCATCTTCAATCTGTGGTGTGACAGGAGTAGGGACTGTATTTCCCTTATCCTGTTTGACGATCTCGAAACCGAATAGTTTTATTGCCATGTGTGCCTCATAATATCAAAATATAATGGGGAGTAGAACATTTCTACTCCCCAGTATTCAAAATCAGGTATCGGTGATACCCTGGCCAGGTGCCGATCCAGGAACATTAGCGAACGTTTGTTGCCAGTATTGGAATGCAAACGTCACAGTATATTCTTCTAGCTGATCATTTGATCCCCAATTTAATTCAATTGGAGCAACGTCAGTTGGCCACATGCCGTAGAAAGTATAATCTGCTAGTGGGCTACCATCTTTACCATATTGCGAAACGACAGCATCAACTCCGTAACCATTATCAACAACCGCAAATCCTGGTGCTCTTACGTTATTTACTGGATCATTAATTGCTTCATGCCATCTCTGAAGTTCATTTCTTGTTAAGAAATCTTCATCGTTAATAATTGTAATTGTCCAATCAGCATAAGTACGATTACCAGCTAATTTAACTTCACGACCAAAATAGTACTGAGTTACAGTACCAATTGTTGATCCAGGAAGCTGAGCTGCGTTGCACATAAACGAAAGTTTTGACGCAAACGCAGTATTGTTTGTAGGTGTATTGAACGAAACACGAAACAGATTAGGACGTGCACCGTCACCAGTTAACGCACCTCTAAATTGATCTACTTGAAAAGCCATGTTATTCTCCTAGAATTTTTAATTATTTATTAAAACTGTCCAACGACTTCAGTAAACGATACGCCAGTTTGTACAGCAATGAAGTTGAGTTGGATAAAGTTAACACTACGAGCTGGCTGAACATAGATACTTCCAACAAATTGATTCGCATCAATTACCTGTGGGGTATTATTTGTTGTGTCGCAAACAACTTTATATGCATAAATTCCACGTTGAGACTGAACTGTTCTTAAGAACGGAGTAACTAAATTCACAAACTGAGCTCTCGTAAATGAGTCATTAAACTCAAAGAGGCTTGATTGTGCAGCTTTAGAAATTGTCTGTTCCATAACAATAAAGAGACGACGAACATTAATGCGATCAAATGCGCTTGGGCGATTCAATAGAGTTTTGTCACCAAATAAGATCGTTCCTTGTCCTGGGAAAGATACTACTGGGTTTACACCAGCCTGATAAAGAGTATCGCGATCTGCCTTTGTTGGATTAAACGCTAATTTAATTGAGTTCTTAATAGTACCGCGAGTTAGACCAGCAGGTGACCACCATGGAGCACGTACTTGATCAGTATAAGCGCAAAGTCCAGCAACGTCGCCATTGAGTGGAACCCAACGATAAACGTCATTGTACTTGTCGTACATATATTTGTATCCAGAATCCATTACACCATATGAACTATATGTGTTAAGCACATTAGTTGCATAACTTGCAATCGAAGTAGCTTGACCAGTAACGACATCTTGTGTATTTGCTAATGGAGGAGATACGAATGCCATACAGTCAGTGCGACCAGCAGCAATAGTTTGAATTGCATAATTCTGAACTGCTTGAGTAATACCAGCAGATGGAGTCATACCCTGAGCATTTGCACTAAAACCACAATCACCTGTCATCAATAAACTTATTGCTGTATTTTGTGGATTGAGGAATAATCCGTATGCGGCTTCAATATTACCAGTAGTACAAACGCCATCAACGCCGCCAGATAGTACTGCAGAATTTGCAGTTGCTTCAGCTGCAATTGCTGTATTGGTTATTTGAGAAACAGTCTTACCCCAATTAGCTGAGCCTGTAGAACCGTCTGTTGGATTACCTAATGTTAGAATATATTGAGACTGCTGGGTAATAACATTTTTAAAGTAGCTGCTTGATCCATCTGGAGCCAAGCAATCAGAAACGACAGATAAACCTGTATATCTTTCTAGAACAGTATTTGCTACACCAGTAAAATATCCTAGTCTATCAACAACGGCAATATGAATTTCGTCATTTGAACCAGTAAATCCAGTTTTCTGAGTAATGTATGGAGATGTTCCAGGAGCATATGGGAACGCTCCCGCAAACTGTGAGGTCGCAGATGTTCCATGAACATCAGCATACCAGTTTGCACCATTCCAAACAATAACCTGAAGGGAGTTACCGAGCGAACCAGGAAAACTTGCCGCCCAAGTATCATAAGGATTTGGACCCAGTGGGTAAACCTGATTAATATAATCTTCGTGATTGTTGATTAACACGCCCGTAGTATTTGATGTTGCATTTTTTGCACCAGCTAATGATGCGCGAGCAACTTGCAAGTTATTTGCATAAGACAAGAAACTTGCTGCTGTAAAAAACGTAGCTGCGCTATTTACGTCTGGGTTACCAAATCTAGCTGCTAATTGCGTTTCGTTTGAAATTTGCACAATTGTATTTGCTGGTCCCCATTTGAAAACGCCAGCAATTGCACCAACCGAAGTTGATATTGCTGGTGTTGTTGCTGTCAAGTCAATTTCTGAAACGGATACGCCTGGTGATACTGGAAATGCCATGTTATTCTCCTAAAGAATGGGCGGAGGTTATTATTCTCTTCAATATATTTATAAAATTCAACATTTGTTATTCTGCATAAAATTACTCTATGATTGTATTTATAATAACCAATTTTTACCATATTCTTCAGTCGGATTATCTGGATCCAGCGTTTGCCAAATCGTATTCTCTGATCTAAAATATGCAGGTTTATCTTCTAGATCGTCGCTTGTTTGGGGCAAAGGAGGAAGCTCATCGTCGATCTGTTTCATCTTTTCTTGATAAAGTCTTTGTCTAATATCAAAATTAGTTATATCTCTAAAATATGGCTGAGCCGATAACCAAGCAAATAGAACAAGACACATGGCAAGATCGTCATGAGCTCCTTCTTCGGCAGCATAAGTGCCATCTCGTCTCATAATAAAGGTCGATAATTCTTCGATTATATTGAAATCTGATATGATCAATTTGCCATTTTCAACTAGATGTTTAAGAGCATTACATCCTTGGCGTTTAGTTCTTTTAGTGGTCTTGATTCCGAGCTGTTTGGCTCTGCCATGCTGACTGAGGTAGAACTTACCATTGGCTTCTTCACCATGGAACATGTTCTCATATTCCAATTCACTCATACAAAGATCAGCAACCTGTGCACCAACATCATTATTTTCAATTAGTAGATATGCCTCATTATAGAACTTGGCAGTATTAACTATTACATTAGGAAATAACATTGGAGAAATTGTATTGTTTCTGTATTTGGCGACAACTCTAAATGGACTAACTGAGCAGTCGACAACTAAGAATGCGGAATAGTCTAAACCCTGTCCTCTAGAAGAATCGACTATAGAAACATAAAAATGATCTGGCTCTGGCTCTTCATAGATTTCTAAACCATCCAAAATATTTCTTAATGGACGAGAAAAAGCCATGGACTTTAAAGCGGCTGAAGAAATTAATGTTCCCGCGCTACCTAAGAATGTACAGTTGTGTGAAACTATTTCGTTAGTATAATATCGATCCCACTTATCAACATTAATTAAATCATAAACGTATTGGGTTTCGTTTGTTTGTTTTATTTCTTTTACAAGTTTTTTTGAAATAACATCGCCAGATTTAATAAAATTAGCATGAATATATGTATGATCTTCTATTTCAAATAAATGGTCTTTTGTACAAGTAATATCACTACCATCATCGAATACTACTTTCAGTAAATTAGAAGAGAGCTTTCTTTTAATGCCAGAAAACTCAGACCAGCCATCAGGAGTCAATACCTCATACCGATTATTAATTTTATTTTCTAACATCTATAATTCCATCTTTCCAAGATTTATTTTTAATAATTTGTCTAATTAAAGTGATGGAAACCTCATACTTTTTTGACATCTCTTTACAAAAAATATTATCATATGTAAGTATTCTTCCATTTTTAGATTTTGTCCCAATTAGCTTTGAACTGATCAAATTAATTTTGTCTGCATATTTTTTCTTAATTTGAGCAACATCTTCTTTACTCAGTTTAGTCGGACCCCCAAATCTTTTCCCAGTTCTATCAGTATTGAGCTTATAACCCTTTTTGGTTTTATTCCAAGGAACATTTCCAAGTTTTGGTCCGCATTTACCAATAAGCTCTGGTCTCTTTTTGCCAGTTTGTATTTTTGAAATATAATCTATAGGTAAACCCATTCTTTTTGATATTAGCGCAGCAGCTCCCCAATTTTCTTGTTTAAGATGTATATCAAAATGTTCTTGTATAGAAATACACATTAAATTATCGATATCGTTATTCATTCTATTGCCATCTTTGTGGTGTATTTCATAGGTTCTATTGTCGCTATCTTTTGGAATCTCACCAAAATGGCTTTTCCATATTTCTCTATGTTTACTCATATAACTTCTCCTAGTTTAATTGTATTTATAAAACTAAGAAAGTTACACTCTATTCTATTTTAGAATATAATTTTTCTATTGTAATTTTTTCTATGTTCCCGTTAATTTTATTTCTAACTGTTATCATTGTATCTTGCCCGACGCATTCCATTTCTTGTAAGTATTTCTGTTCTCCAAGAACTCTTTTCTGAGATAATGCCCATTCTTCAGTACGACCAGGAACCTGACGCCAGTTCGCTTCAATAGTTTTAAACCCATTAACATCTTCTTCAGCTTCTTTCCAAATACGGTAGAAGTGGTTCATACCATTAGGCGTTGAAGAAATTAAAACCTTGGAACTCTTACCAGAAGAAATCGTAGGATAAACTGAAGTGAAGAATTCTTCTGCGACGTTATTTGGTACGAATGCAAATTCGTCCAGGTATAGGAACGAAATTGTATAACCGCGAGCTGCAGAAGATGATGTTGAGTCAGCAAGAATTCGGCAATTATTTTCTAACTCAATGTCGCCCTTGTTCCAAGTGCGCACACCTTGCTGTAACCATAAAGGTAATGCCTCATACGCAAGTTTAATTCTGTTTAGAATTTCACGAGAGGTCTTGGCTTTGTTGGCTAGGATTGCAACGAACTTATCTTCATTGAATAGAATATACCAAAGAATATAAGCAACAACGGTCGTCGTTTTACCAACCTGACGACCTGCTTTTACAACAACGAAACGATTATCATTAATATCATTAATTGCTTGTTTCTGAAAAGGATACAAGTCAATTGGTACGAAACCCTTATCTAGAGTTACAATCTTAACATAGTTTTGAGCAAAGTAAATTGCATCATCACGACATTTTATATACTCACGAATATCTTCTTCTGATAGTGAGACTGGAACTCCTACTTTCTTTAGTTTAGGATTTCCTAAGTATGAATTTTTCTTAACTACTGCTAGATTCATTTTTGATCATCTTTAAAAGTTCAGCAGTTGATCCATTAAAGATTACAGCTTTGTCAATATTTAAATTAGATTTGGTTTGCGATTCTTGAGGCTCTAAAACTGCTTTTGTTTTCTGAAGAGTCACTAATTTATCTGTTAAGTCGCCTATATTTTTAATTAGATTACCAGCAACTTCATATGCTCTTGGATGCTGGCTTTCTGCTGCTACAGCTAGAGCGTTAGCCACAGCTTCGCTACCCTTGTCAATTAAATCATAAAGGTTTGTACGAACGTATTGAAAGTCGTCCTCTTTCTCATTATTAGTAGAAACCATTAATTGCCCTTGTGGTTTTTCTACCTGAGTAATTGGCTCGACATCAAAAACATTTGCAAGAATATCGTCAGAGGTTGGGTGTTTCATGAATCACTTCTGTAAATCCAAAATCGTCACCTAAATTGGCAGTTGGTGGATTTGGCGTTATAACAATAGATACAATCTGCTGATTTGGAGTATCAATTGTCATAATAGAACGAGATGTTCTAGTATTGTATCCAATAACATTAATACTAGGATCAAATTTTCCTCTAGTATTTGTGACAGTTAATACACCACCAACATTATCCCAAGAAACTACTTGTGCAGTAATATTTGAATTTGGTAAGTTGATACCTTGATATATAGTCTCATTAATTTGGTAGTTACCATTACCACTTTCTAGATTTAATTGTATTACACTTGATGATGAATTATTGTAGATATAAGTATTAGCCTGAACTTCACGAATCAATGAACCAGTGTTAATTGGTCCAAAGAAGTAAGTCTTCATTTTGAATTTTAAAGTCCATACTAAAATTCTTACTGTCGTTTCTGCACTACCTTCATAACTTGGTGAATATTCAACACTCTCAAGGATAATTGGAATATCTCTTTTGATATTCATTTGGTCAACGAATGACATTGAGAGAGTATAGTCTGGATTAAAATATGGCAGTATTTGTTCTACAATTTGAGTTCCATCTTCGACGTTACGCACATATATGTTTAATTCAAATTCTAAATCATAAGGAACGCCACTATATTGCTGGTTTACATTATTCTGGCTGACTTGATTAAAGGTACTAAAAAACGAAGAATTCTTTCTTGTAGAATCGTAAGCTAGACTAGTCATCTCAAAAGACATTCTTGGAAGAACGATTTGAGTTGGCTTATGCAAGTCTGGGTTTGCTAATAGACGTGTTAAGAAATTCTCTTTGCCAGCATATGATATTGGAACATTAAAGCGATCTATTTCGGAATAGCTGTCTTTCTTATAACGAACTAATGTGATGTCTTTAAATATGGTGCCAAAAGCAACCACATTGCGACGAATAGTTCTATAATAAAATGGTTCGTTACCTAGCATTATGTTTACCGAATTATGAATTTATATAGTATTTAGGTGTTCTCAAATAGGATTATATGAGAACTCTCAGATTCAATTACAGTAGTTTCTGTTATCTCAGCGCCATCACCTTCTTGCAATTTGATTCCATTAACCAAACAGTCCCCACTAATCAGATAAAGATATCCTTGATCAGAACTATATGAACCATTTAAAATCCCACCAGATACTTTTACATCAGATTTTAGAACAACGTCAATAATACTAAACTCTAACGATTTATTGATAAGTTCGTAGTAAGCAGGAGTTGTATTCTTTTGTTTTGGCTTTAGCCAGATTTGAAGATATCTGGCAGGAGCAGGACTTATACATTTCTCAGTATGCCATATACTAGCACCGCACCACATGTGCTGAACTTGTCTTGGTTTGGCTCTACTTAAATTACCACAAGTATCCCAATGTTCCAATTCACCATCAATCATGTAACCAAGAATATCTAGGTCTTTGTGTTCGTGTTTTGGAATCGTATATCCTGGCCAAAGGATATCGTCATTGAGAGCAATTAAAGATCCGTAGCCCATGTACTGCGGATCTCGATATGAATTATTTGTAAACGTTCTTCTAGATTGTATCCAAGACTGAGAGGTAAGAATACCTCTCGTGTTGCTTGGACGAACCTTCACAAATTAGCACCAACTGTCTTTTACACCAGAGACAACAATTTCCATTTTATAGACAATATCAACTTTAATATCTTGTGCGATATAGTTATAGTTATCTGCCCAAGCAGCTTCACTAAAGAAAATTCCAGACTCATAGAAGTCCCAGAAAATATAATCACCACCGTTACCTGTGTTTGGTCTGTTGCCGCCAAATTCACCGCCATTGTTAAGTGTATAATCGGTTCTTAGATATGGAGTTTGAGCTGCCGAATTTATCGCAGTCCATGGGCGGTTCCATGTAGAATCACTATAAGCGGTAAAGTCAATATTGAACATCGTATCATCAGACGAATTATCTAAAGGTCTGTATACTGTAACATATCCTTTGATTCTGCCGCCTCTTACGCCATTACCAGCCTCAGCAACACTGAATGGTAAATCATCATTCCAACTAAACCAGCGATATGCATTGTTACTATATCTGCTGCTAGCGTCTCTCATGTTTGGAACATAGTAATCAACTCTAATGCTATCACTTTGCGTGAAGTGGAAAACTACATTATCTGTAACATTAGCAGTTACAGGTTGATCTAATCTAATTATCCAATTTCCATTATAGTCGACACCTGCACATGTGGTCTCCGAATATGCATATCCTTGATTTGAAAGATTTGCCACTGGTGTTCCATTAATTTCAATATAACCAACACCATCAGCGCCAGGATTATAATATCCTAAATTTGGGAGGTCTGATAATTGCACAGGAATGTAATAACTACCAGAAACATTAGCTGATAGATGTACATTTGCTGAAGTGAAGAGTGCATTTGCAATAGCGCGAGGAGGACCATCTAGAGTTAAATCCCAAACGTTGCTTCCTACGTTATTTGCACTTACAATTTTTCTTGTGTCATTACCACCACGATCATCACCTACACTAGAAGTATATTGATTAATCACAACATAATTCTTTCCTGGAAATGCTGTTAATTGAGCAGGACCATTGGTGGTGACTCCATTGCGATTTATGCTAGTGTCACCACTTAAATTTACTCTTACGACATTTGTATTTGCAGAATTGTTGATTGCTGGGTGATCAGATGATGAGACGTAATCTGGGAATATTGCTTGTGTTCCACTAACCCATGGAGTTAGAAGAATTTGATCACCAACATTAGCCGAGAATGTAGCACCAACATCATCAGTATACTGGATTGTATAATTAGTCCCATCAAATGTTACTGTATAATGGTAACTGTTTGCAGGACTAATAAAATTATCACCATTTACATAAAGTTTGATTGAACTATTACCGCTATTATATGATTCTAACAAATACTTTGATTCTGGAACAGTTGCTGGAATGACTAGTGTATTTGCGCTAGTATATGTTTGATTGGCAGTAATGTGAACAAATCTGTGACCGATTGTCTGAAAGGTGAAACTCTTAACTCCTGAGACTTCACGAATACCAACGGCACGACCTGTTGCAGTATGGGTGGCTGGCTTGTATGCATCTCCACCGCTGTATGCAAGACTCAACCAAGCAGTCGAACCGTTACCATATTTAATTTTACCAGTATCGACTTCAAGTCCTGGTTCACCCTGACTTAATACTGGATTAATTGTCGCCCAGTTTGCAGCGGTATCTCTTCTTAGTTGAATCTTTGTTGCCATTGAAATTGCTCCGAATTAGTTAATTATTTATATTCTTTAAATTCTATACTAGTAAATTACCAAGTGTCTCCACTCCAAGCCACACGCTTCCAAATATCACTTGATGAATCATAAGCAGCAGAGCAATAGAAAAAGTGCGTGGTATTAGCAGCAATCATTCCAGCAATATCTCCAGTTTGACCCTTTGATGTCGTAGGAACATTAACTACTGCAAACTTGTTTCCTGATGGGAATGTTACATTACCATCTCTATCAAATGACCAACCTAATGACCCAGCAGCAATAATTACATTATTTCCATTTGACAACAATCCAGTGATGTTATTATCAGAATTGAAAACTCCAACACCTGTTGTATATTCTGTTGTTGTTATACCACCTTGTGCAGCACCCAATAGTATACTATTATTTGGTCCAATTGCTATAGCATAATCACTAGTTACATTTGGGTCTACAGATACGGAACCTGCGAAGGCTCCAGGATAGCTGTGTTCTACACCAGAATAAATTAAACTTGCTCCATTCTGATCAACAATGACGCGAGTTTCTGCTGTACCAGCACCCATGTAAATCTGGCTGCTAATAATCGCCGTACCATTTGAAGATACTGCTGTACCAAACTCTGCGGAATTAGTATTACCAATGCCACCTGAATTTAATTTTGTATTTGCTGGTAATGTTAAATTGCCATTTGTATCAAATTGCCAAATATTGCTAGCCGAATTAGTTCCAATACAAACTTTACCGTCGGTGCCTATACGCACAAATTGATGATCATCACCTAAGAACAAATCAGTTACTGTAAGGTCACCAGAAGTTAAGTGTATATGATTACCGTCGCTAACGACTGTAGGATATATTTTTAATAATTGATTAGCGTTATCTCCACCACCAGGTTTTATTTCAACAGCTTTGCTACCAGCCAGCAATCCATTTGTATTATCGTTAATAGTACTGCCATTAGGAAGCGTTAAATTACCAGTTGTGTCGAAATTCCAAGTTTGTACTCCCTGGCTTGCGCTTGTCTGAATTAGTGTATTGCTAAGACTTTGTATATCATATGTGCCATTAGCAATAACAGTATTACCAGAAGTTAAAGATCCATCTGGGTATATAAATTTACCATTCGCACCAAAAGTCCAAGTATTCTGTTGCCCTAGGAGATTAGATCCTACAGATATATTGGCGCTATTTGCGTCAAATATCGCTACAGAAGCATTTCCTATACCCAATAAAGGTTCAGCCCAACCGATAATCATTTGACCACCAACATTATCTGAAATCATCGCCAAAGGAGTATTAGATTGAAGTATTAAAGTACCAGGATACCCACCAAGATAACTACTGATTGTAGCAATTTGTAAATTGCTTGGGGTTGTTAATGTTCCATTAGTAGACATAACCAATGTGTTTCCATTATTGGATATTCTATCGCTATAATAACTCAACATATTCCAAGTATCTAATCCATTACCAATTTTAATCAAACCAGTATCTGTTTCAAATCCAATTTCACCTTGACTTAATATTGGATTCGTTTGAGTCCAGTTATTTGATGAGTTACGTTTTACTTGTATGGTTGTGCCAGTTCCGTCAACATTTAGAATAGTTTGTGGCGTAGAAGAAACCCCACCATCAACAGCAGCATCATATGCACTATGATATGTTTCAATATTACCACCATCAAAAGATAAATCTTCTGGACCAAATACTTCTGATGCTCCACCGCCAAC